TGAGCTTCAGTTTGCTGTTTGAAGTAATCCTCGCGTTGTTTCACAATTTCATTCGGTATACGAGCGAGCACTAATCCACCAACGCCGATTACACCTTCATGTTTCCCATTTTCAATCGTTGGAGAGGGAAAATCTGGATATTCGTCGGCACGAACAAGCTCGAATCCTTCACGGAGTCTTCCAGCCATATTCTTTTTGTCGTCGAAACCTAGAGTTTCTGCTCTTATCCATCGGTGTTGAAAACCTTCGGGAGCTTGAGGCGCATCTAAACTTGATGGCGGGCGCCAAGGTTGAGGTCTCTTTTGTTTTTCACGAGAGTCCTCAGAGCGTGAGGCTTTTTTAGATTTTAATTTTTCCATTGCTTACTCCTTCACGTATTTAGCATATTCCTCCAATGGTACACCTAGTCTTTTGGCGATATGGACCTGGCTTGGAGTTAGTCTAACTGTTTTGCGTCCGGATGTTTTTGAGGTCGTTGATCGACCGGCAGAGGCTACAGATTGGACGGGTTTAGTAGCTCCGTTGACTTGACCCCCATCATTAAATTTGTGGGGAAACTCTTGTCTAATCCTTTTATTAATCTCAGTATAGTACTCATCTGAGTTGGCGTCAAATCCTTCTTGTTCCACTAATTTACGATGGATGCCGAAACTAGCATAAGTCATCGTTTCATCAGTTCCGAACCAAGGGTTCTTTTCTGCCCAGGCTTCCGCCTTAGGATCAGGTTTTTTCGGAGGGGTAGGAGCAGGTTGTGTAACCTCCTCTTGCACTCCTTGAACTTTTTGTTGTTCCTTAGCTTGAGTTGTAGCTAAAACTCGCTGATTGTCAACAGCTAATTTCGATAATGCCTCTTGGGCAGTAACTTGAGCTTCTACATCACCTGCTTCAATAGCTTTTTGTAGATCTCCTTTTGTTTTTACTGTTTCAGCTTCTGTTCTAGCTTTATACTCATCGATATAACTACTATCGAGAGTGTTCAAGCGTCCTTTTAATTTTTTATTTTCTTCTGCTACACGTTTTGCATAGTCAAAAGATGCTTGTTCTCTACGTTCTGTTTCACGAAGTTTTCCAGTCAGTTTATTAATTCGACCTTTTACTTTTTCACTATAATCGTCGAGCTCTTCTTTTTCAGTATCTGTTCTAACTTCAACTTCAGGTGCTGTTTCTGTTGATTCTTGTTTAGAAGTTTTATCTTCTTTTAATTCAATATCAACAGGATCACCTTCAGTTGGAACATCGACAACAGGTTCTGAATTTTGTATTTCTTTTAGTTGCTCTTCAGGCATGGTTCCTCCATGTTAAAATAAATGCAGTATATCTTCAGGATTACTGATTGTTGCTAAAATTTCATCCTCATTAAGAAGTCTAATTTCTCCTCCTTCTATTTTAAGACGAGATCCGGCATATCTTCCAAATATTACCCAATCTTTTTCTTTACACCATGGTCCTTTTGGAAACCTATCTTTGTCAGTATAAGCATCAGGTCCTATACGTAGAACATATCCACATACAGTTGCTACTTGATGCATTTCGACTGTTTCATCAGCCAATAAAATACCTCCTTTTGTCTTTCCTGTACCTTGATAAGGTAATACTAAAATACGCCATCCTGTTGGTTTAGGAAGACGGTCTAGTAATTTTGCTGGTAAGTTTTTGGGGTCTATTGGTTTAGTTTCTTCGGATTTTATTTTATCAAAATTCAATACCTGGCTAGGTATTTCTTTTTCTTTATTTGCTGTCATGCATTTTCCTTTTCTGCAAGAAGTCTTTTACTTCTTGTTCAATAAAATCAAGTGATTTTAATTGTCCCACAAGATTCTGATAATTACTATAGTTTTCTATACCACCTGTCAAGATAACGTCACTAATATCTTGCTTTTTTGTACGTAAAATTTTATTTAATTCTTCTATGAGATCTAATACATCCATTATTTCTTTTTAATCAATCCCATTGCACCTTTTCCAGCCTTCAATCCGAAGCTCGCTGAGCAGGCTATATATAATAAATGTTTATAATAATCCGGAAGTTGCTGAAGGGCTATAAACCCTTTTTCAACATGTTCTGTCATCCCAGGGAAAAATACTAAAACGGCAGGGCCTAAAAGACAAATTAAAATTAGCTCATCTTTCCAGCTGCCTTTCATTTGGTCCACGGCTGATGCTTCCCATTTCACTTTCCCGGCTATTTGATCTTGTTTAAGTTTAGTTGCTGCTTGAACTTCTGTAAGTTTTAACTCAGCCTTCGCCTGTTTTGTCTTAACGAAGCCAGAAACCGCTTGCCCAGCAACGCCGAGCAAGGGTTTAATTAATAGGTTTAGCATTGTCTATGCTCCACTTGTCATCTTAAAGACAACAAACAGAACGATAACAGCTACAATACCCGCTTTTATCCAATCCTTCATTTTCCAGTCTGACCATTCTTTCAAATGTGACCATAGATCTTTAATTAGATTCATATTTCCTCCTTATCAAATGGGATTAATTTTTGTGTTCGCAATTTTTGCAATCACACGATGTGCAAGAACCACCATTAGAACAATGGCATCCATGTTCGCAGTTTTTACAAGTACTCATTATGCAAATTTAAATTTATTTTTATAATTTTTATGACCTTGAGTTACAGTATAACGTTCTTCTTCATTATTTAGGGTAATAGATCCTCCATTACTTTTATAGTGAACAGCTCCACCACCCATGTATTCTTTAACAACAGGTTGCCCTGTTTGTGCTGATTCTTCCTTAGCCATCTTCATTCCAGAAGATGTGTACGGAAATTTTTTTCCTCCTACATTTGGCATAATACCTCCTAGTGATATGTTGGTCTATCAACAATACTTGCGCAGTCTATAATATTTTTCATAAAATGCATAGCATTTTCTTCCCCCATTGTTTCTACATAAAGTAATCTAGCCACATTAAGGAAAGCTCCTGCTACAAAAACAGTATCATCTGGTGATTTTGTGTGCTTTTTTGCCGTTTCATAGGCTTCTTTCATAACCTTTATAGTTATTTCGTCTAATAGCCTTTCGGACATGGATAACCTCTCTTGGTAACTATTTTTGAGTTCTTCTAGCGTCTTGTTTGTTCATTTGTGCCTTTTTAATGGCTACATTCTGCCTTTGCATCTCCTTTTTCATCAATCTTTCTTGTGAAGCCTCGGATCTATCCATATTTCTGTCTCCTTCTGCCTTATCAAGAGCAACATTAGCCTTTAATTGGGCAATATCTTCTTGAGATTGCATTTTTTCACGGTCTAAACCTTCTTTTTGTAACATTTTCTTCTCTTCAAGAGCTTGTTTCTCACCCATTTGTTGTGCTTTTAGCTCTGCTTCGTTCTTTTTAATGTCAATTTCTTGTTGTTTTAACTGAACAAGAGGGTCATCACCCATTTGGTCGAAAATTTCTTGTTCTTCTGCTACCATTTGCTCAATAATTTCGGCAATCTTAATAGCAACAGCACTTTCCATTTGCATTTCAATCTGTGCTTGAATTTCTTGAGGTAATTGACCCCCATATTGTTGCATAAGTTTATCCATTTCAGGTTGCATCTCTTCTTGTACCATTGCACGTGCCATAAATCCTACATGTTCTGTTATATGAGATTGTAATAATGACATAACAGCAGGATTAGTTTTAACTAACATAGATGACATAAACGCCCGATGCGCCCTGATGTGAGCGGAATGATCCTGATCAGGGAACGCAACAGGCTTTTGAGCGTTCAATGTTCCAGCGTTCTCGATCGCAGGATCGGTCGGCTGAGGCTGAGGAGGTGGTGGAAGAACCTTCTCTATATTCTGAACACCCAATGCTGCATACATTCGGCGATATGCCTCATGTAAATTGTGCATTTCTGGATTTGATTGTGCTAATTGTAACTGTGTCTGAGCCAATGTAACACGTTGTGCCATGGAGAAAATATTTGGATCAGACACAGGAATGACATCGACACGATCGTCGAAGTCCGTTTGTTTAACCATTTGATTACCATTGGCAACCATATATGGATACTCGGGAGGCAAGTATTCGGAAAAAACTTTTGCTAATAATTTAAATTCTATTTTTTGTGCATAGTGTAATCTTTTATGGATCGCGGACATAACTTTCATGCCTCGCTCTAAGATAGCCATGGTTGTTCCTACAGGTTGCTGTTGGCTACCTGCATTCTCACCCATCATCATATCTGTTACTCCTGCAAAACGTCTTCCTGCATCAGTAACAAATCCTAGTAATTGAAATAATGTTGCACTTGGTTCCTTGTAAGGAAGTGGCATTAATGATTCACGCAGGTTTCCACCTGGTGCATCTACATCCCGCCATTCTCCTGGATTAAGGGCTTCGTCGTCATCTTTAATTCGCAACCCTCTTGCTTTAAATCCCGCAGGGAGATTGGACAACGTACCAGCGTCGATAAGTTGACGGAGTGCGGATGTAGCTGTTCTTGATAAACCCCCGAGCAT